CCGCAGCGCATCAGAGTGCAGATTAGCAAGGCGTTGGTCGTTGGGTATTCGTGCCATATTTGTCCTTTAGGGCGATTATCTACCAGCGTTTTACATTAGGCAATGGCGTAAATGTAACTGGTTTTGTAATCGCTGCCCGCCTAATGCCTTCACAGGCGTAGCGCAAAGCATCAATTACATGGTTCTTTTTATCCTCAAGATGGGGCAGAATTCGCCCCGTCAATGGGTCTGATTTATAACTGTACAGGCTTAATTCGTCAATAGTATGCAAGCAGCGAGGGTGAACCACGATGTCGTAGTTCTTTAAAAACTCGATGCCTTCCTCTACCGACTTTGGCCCTTTGACCGCTGTCATTATCTTTGGAAAGCCGTTGCGCTTCATGTGGCTGATGGTCTCTGGCCTTGCCGAGTCTGCCACGATAGGCCACTTCTCGGCCTCTGGCACTTGCATAAATAATTCAGGCGTATTGACAATCTCGCACCCCACCATGTACGCCTCATAGTCAATGTAGAGTGTGCGCCCAATTATGTGGCAGCGCACCAATACTGTCGGGTCTACTGAGAAACCCCAGTCTGCGCCAAGTCGATGGATTGCCTCTAGTGGTGCTTCAAACTCGTCAATCTTCCAGTTGCGGAATACCCTGCTGTTGCTGTTTCTCAGGTATTGACCCATCCAAACGTGCTGGTATTTGTCAGGGTCACGCCGCTTGTCGTACTCCATTTCGTCCTTCAGGACTTGTGGAAACCACGGGTTATCGGTGAAGTTGACCTTAATCACCGCGGCATTGGCTGGCGGTTCAGGCCCACGCAGCAGGAAGTCAACTGGGTCGCTGTTCTGCCTTGGATTCCAAGTGAACCATAGCTCAGAATCAGGCTTGCGGATGGTAGGGCGCAGCAGGTCAAGGCTAGTCTGACTTAGGCTTTGTGCTTCCTCTACCCAAGCGCAGTCGTACCCTTCCAGCGATTTAATACTGTCGGCTGTGTGGTTCTGCATCCCTTGGAAAATAATCATGCCATCGCCTTTGCGGGACTTAATTACCGCATCTTGCACTTCAAAGTATGCGCCAGCGTTCATGGCCTCAATCTTTGTCTCCAGCAGCCGCTTGACGGATTGATTGAGTGACTTCTGTATTTCACGGACGCAAACGCTTCTGCGCTTTTGGTCAAGGATGTGGCTTTCAATCATTAACTCAGCAAAGGTGTGGGACTTGCCTGAACCCCGACCGCCCCATGCACCCTTGTAGCGACTTGGCTCTAGCAAGGGCAGCGCCCACTCAGGGGTTTGTATTTGCAGGGTTTTACCCATGCTTGACAATAACACGCTCAATCTTGGCAAACTCTAAGGGCGCACCGTCTGCACCTGTTAGTTCGTGCTTTTGGGTTTCTGCCCATCGCATCTGTGTCTTACTCCACCAAATAGCCGCAGTCGTGTCGCCAGCCATTACCTTTTGGAATAGGGTTTTCCCTACCTGTGCATTTGCTTTGGCTTTGCCTGATTGCATTTCGTTTGCAAAGTGAGCCCGTAAGGTGTCAACGCTTATCCCGTCACGTATCAATGCGCCTATCTGGTCAATTGGTAAGCCATAGCCGCTGAGTGCTTCTACCTGTTTACGCTCGGCTGGTGTTGGTTCAAACGCTGGTCTACCTGCGCCTTCCCGTGCACCGCCATAGTTCGGGTCGTGCTCTTTAGTTGGCACGATTTTTGTATTCTTGTTTTTTACTGTGGGTTTTTCAAGTTTTGGCATTGCTTTCCCCTTGCTGCAAAGAATGGAGCGTGTCGGTCGGTACTGCCCCGCCCAGTTCTGAAGGGTGTTCAGAATCCTGCTTTTTGACCCGCTTAGGATATGGCTTTGCCAATGTTGCAATTTTATCAGTCATTTGTTTGTCAAGTGGATACAAATATGTGTGCTTACCTGCCACCCTCTTTTTAGGTAAATTTGTCTGGTTAACACCAGCATCATCAACTGTCTTTTTGTGCGCCCATCTGCCCTTGTAAAAGACTTTGATTGCTTTTGCTGACTCCCCCCTATAAAGCCAGTTCATAGCCTGATAAACGCCGCCATGATGCCCTTGCTCTGGGTCTGCATAGCTAACAATTAATCTAATGCCTGGACTTTGTTTATTGAGAAACTTAATTGCCAAAGCACAAATTTTGCTTACTGGGGATTTATGGGCTTTAAGTGCAATTCTGACCAGTTCCACGCATTCATCTTGGCCTAAATCATAGGATTTAGACATATTCATGTTTGCACCCCTAGAAAATATGACTGCGCCTATGTATTCACTATCCTCCCATGCACCAACTTTGACCAGCTTACCAACTGGCACTGCTTTTGAATAATGCCAGTTCAAGCAAGCAAACTTAGCTGCCTCATGCGTTGCCCAATCAATCTTTAAGGTCAGTTTACTTGTGGAATTCATGGCCGCAGGCTGGGCAAATTGTTGGCTTTATTTCATCTAGTTGCCCTTGGTCATCCTCTGTCCCTGCATCAAATTCAGGCGTTTGTAAAGCAGCAATCTCACCCGCATTAAATCCAGTCAGGTCAAGGTCAAACCCTAAGTCGCCAATCTCGCCAAGCTCTAGAGCAAGCATTTCGTTATCCCAGCCAGAATTTAATGCAATTTTATTATCTGCAATGATATATGCTCGTTTTTTGGTTTCGCTCCAGCCTTTTGCAACCATTACAGGAATTTCAGTCATGCCTAGCTTTTGCGCCGCTAAAGTACGACCGTGCCCCGCAATGATGCCGCCTGTCTCGTCTACTAAAACAGGGGTTGTCCACCCCCATTCTTTAATGCTTGCCGCTATCTGGCCTACCTGCTCATCGCTGTGAGTTCGGGCGTTTCGAGCGTAGGGGATAAGTTTGCTTATCTTCCACTTTTCTATTTTATCTGCTGGATTCATAGCGTCCTTAAAAAAAAGGGGCCGAAGCCCCAAGGCTGGCAACTGCGGTAGTCAGCATCTTCATTCTACTGCAATTGGTACATTTATGTTGACAGGCCATTCACCCCTGTGAACCAAAAGTTGCACGGTTTTGTAGTGCGCCACCTTCCATGCAAGTTTTCTTTCATCTTTTGACCACTTTGAACCTTGGTCAATGTCGTAATGGCAACTCATGCAAAGGGCTGCTGTGTACTCATCACTTGCCTTAATTCCCCTACCTTTGCCGCCCAAGTCCACCCAGTTTGAGTGTGCCGCTTGGACAAAATTGCCTGACCCGCATATCTGACAATCAAGGCTTGACACCTTTTTTAGCAATTCCTTGCTGCGAACGTAAGTTTGTTTTGTTCTCAATGACTAACTCCAGTGTGGAAAACTTGTGCATATTCGCGCATTCAAGTCTGCGCTTGCGTGTATTGTCTGTGGATAACCTTGTGTCTTTAACCCTTGTCCATGCCCCGCAAACTGGACATTTCATCGCATCGCCCTATCGGTTCTGTTGCCAGCGTAAATGTTGGCTTTTTCGGCTTCAATCCTTGCCTGTGCTGCCACCATCAGCCAGCGAGTGCGCTCTCTTTGCTCTACCGCTGCCTGTAATGCCAGAAGGTGCTGTGTATATTTTGGATCCGCGTAGGCTTCCCGTTCTTGGGCGGCTGTGGTTTTGTGGCCTTGAAGTTCAAAATCTTTCATTAACTGCGCTTTAACGGTTTTCCTAAATTCTTGCAAATATACCAACTGCGCCTCGGCTACCGCATAGTCCCCGGCGTGGTCACGCAAGTAGTCAACGGCTTTATCAAGGCTGCTCATTTATTATTCCAATCATTCTTAATGCCGCTTCTACGCTGTCAATCCGTGCCAAGGTACTACCAGCCCAATTGTTAAAAAAGTCGGCTTGTAGGCTCGTTAAACGCTTCTTGGAGGTGGTTTTGACTTCAACCAAGAATGTGTGGCCTTTGTAGCCTACCAAAAGGTCAACTGGTAAGCCAATGACCCAAACGTACGCCCCTGCTTTACGTAACGCCATCACTATCTCGGTTTGGTTAGCGTCTGTCCGTGCTGCGTATCTCATGCCAATTCCAATGATTTCTGCGCCACTTGTTTTTGTTGCTCGTTTCTTTTTGGATATGGTTTAACAAGATGTTCGATAGCACTAAGGTGATCTTTTTGTGTCTTCTTGCCGCCCCTGAATGCAAAGTATCTGCCCTTGCTATGCTGTTTTATTTTTTCCACAAATGGAAAGTGTTTTTTTACATTTTCAAACTGGGTATTGCCGCACACAGCCCTAATGCTTCTTGATGTCCAAATCTTCCCGTTAATAAGCCAACCATCTCTGTCTAATTTTCGGCTTTTAACATTTGGGTTTCCGTCACGCATTGACCCAACATAGTGGAAACCACAGGCTTGATAAATAGTACCAAATTCTCCTGCCGCCTCATCTATGGTTGATGTAATTACTTCGTATTTTTCAGGCAACATCTTCATGCTTTGACGAATCAGTTTGCTGGCGCTGTGTGGGTGCGCCCAATGAACGCAAGCACCACGACTAAGTAGAATCATTTTTCCTTCATACCCGTATTTGCTCCAATCTGCTCCTGCTATTCCTTTTTCCCGTGTAATTTTTCCAAGATTTTCGGAATACTCAGGGCCATAACAAACAACTCCAGCACAAAAGTTTTCAAAGAAAATTCCATAAGAATGCCAAACAACCGCTGGCATACAACCAAGCCATTCATAGTCTTTTATGATTTTTTCAGCCATCTTGTATGTGACCTCCCTGACTTCCGCTTTTTTGATGTCAATATCAATGTCTTGCCACCAATTACCCAAAAGGTCGGCATCAGAATTTTCTTGCCGCCTTTTTTCGCGTATTTGCTTTTGCCAAGCAACAGAATTGTCTAGTAAAAGGTTCAAGATGCCCCCACCAGTTCAGGCCAAATGTCTTTCCAACAGCGAATTGTTTCACGGCAATCTCCAAATTCAATTTTGTTCATGCTATTTCCCAGTGCTTTGCTGTTTTTTTAAGGATTCCATCTCTAATGCAACCGCATTGCCCAATCCCTTCCAATACGGGCTTTTCTCGTATTCCTTCACCATATGGCGGCAGTGGTCTACCCATCCTGCATTCATGGCTAGTTTGGCGTAGTGTTGGGCTAGTTTTTCCATTGCTCATTCTTGATTCATGGCACTTCGAGCCATTGACAGGGTTGTAATGTTGATTTTTGCGCCTTCGCTGTGGCGTTTAAGAATAGCTTTTGCCCATGCTTTATGGTCAACCTTTGTGTTTTTAACCTGTGCCTTTATTTCACTAAGTTTGGCAAGTTCAGCCTTTAACCGTACTGGGTCTGCCTTAGGTTCTGGCAATCGTGGCTTTTCAAGCTCAGGCGCACGTCTTGCAAGATTTCGGAATTCAATCACATTGGGGCAGCGTTCAGGCAAATTTTCCAAAGCCCAAGCCAATGCGTGCAGGTTGTTCGCAAACCCGCTTAGTTCATGCGCCCAAGCCGTTTTAACGTCCGATTCAGGCACATCACGCCATTGGTTAGACCAATTAGGGTAAGTGGCTGCAAGGCGTTCAAAAAGGCGGTCTACCGCTTTTAGTGAAATGCTCATTGTTCAATCTCCAAAAATGCTGTGTCCGTTTTTGCATCGGTAGGCCACTTGCGCCCTGTCATTGTTTCCCAACGCTTTTGTCGGGCTTGTTGGTCACGTTCGGCAAAACTTTGCTGCTGGTGGTTTTGTTTATCAAGAACCCAATCAGCTTTTAATCCTTGGCTTCCACGCGTACACCATTCAACTAAAAACTGTTCTAAAGTCCATCCAATTTTTGCAGCTTCGTCTCTTGCACCTTGAATGGCGGTTTCTGAAATTGTTGTGCCTTTGCGCTTTCTTAATGCAACCCAATCAATCCAAACCTGTTCAACAACGTCATCAGGTCGAGGCGCGTCAGCGCTCTTCCTTGTATTTTTTATTGAAGATGAAGATGGAGATGAAGATGAAGATGAAGGGGTTGTTTTTTGTTTATCCTCTGAGATAACCATAAGGTTAACCTTACCCTTATCCATCAAGGCAGGATTACCACCCTTAATACCACCCGCAGCCCTTTGTTGGCGCAGGTTTTCATCTCTTACCATGCGCTTAGAAAATATCACTCCGTTTTCGGTTGTGTCGTAAACGCCAGCTTGAAACAACTCCGAAAGCCAACCTTCAACAACCTCTAAGGTTTCTCCAACCATGCGTGAAAGGTTGGATGTGAGGATAACCTTATCCTTAACCTTAAGGTGTCCATAAGGTTCACCTTCGTGCATGAAACAAATCATGTCCATCCACAAACCACGTGCGCCAGTTGAGCATGACCGCAATGCTGTATCTCGCAGCCAATCGCTAGGGTAAAACTGAAATGATGGGCGTTTCATGCCAAATCCCTCCAATAGCTAGAAGCATCATATCCACGCTGGAACAATGCCTTTTGGCAATCGAAATCAATTTTTACCATTTGTCCTAGAAATCCAGCTAGCAAAAAATAAACCTCATCTTTACAACCTGGACCGTCCATTGGTATGCGTGACAACAAATCTTGGAAACGAGCATCTAATCCATGTTGTTCTTCGTGGCACTTCTCGCATAAACACGCTAACTGTTCACGCTCATACTGCCATATATCATTCCCTTTAATGTATTGTTTATGATGAACGTGAAGCGTTGATTCTGTATCACCACAAACTTCACATTGAAATTCTGCATCATCAAGAACTTCAAGGCGTTTTTTCTGCCAGCGTGGGTCTTTTAGCTTTTCAGCATAAGTTTTGTTTGCCATTTGTTAAGTCTCCAAAAGAAAACCCCTGAGAACCTGCGGTACTAGCACAAGTTTTCAGGGGTCAGCCAATGAAGGCTTAGATGTATCTGCACCTAGTACGTGCAACATCTAAACCATCAAAATAAATTATACAGCCTTTTGCGCTTCCGCAATCTGCTTCTTAAACTTGTACTTCAACACCTGTTCCCAGGACTTAGGAACACCCCGCTGCCGCCAGTTGGACACAACGTTCTGTTTTACGTCTAGCAGGTAAGCCAATCGGCCTGTGCCGCCCACGGATTTGATGCAAATTTCTAAAGTGTTCATTTCGCCATTATAGACACAATTGTGATTGATGGGTGTTATTGTAAAAAACTATTACAAAGCCATAAGCGATAGATTTATATTTTTAGGTGAGGTGGTATATCTACACAAAAGTGTATAGAATTCATGCCATGCCCCGAACTTCTTGGGGTCTTTTAAGGAAATCAAAATGGAAAATATTTATGAGTCTTTGCGTCACCTACGCAATGTAGAACGTGCGGCTTGTCTTGATGGCAGATTTGCTTATGCAGATTTGTTGCATCACCTTGCTTGCATTGAAGCGTCAATCATCTATACCACTGCGTAAACCAACCGGGGCTTCGGCCCTACCAATCCCGCAAGGGTCTTTTAAG